CGGCGGACTGCCATGTAGGCAGCCCGACGCACCAGCGCAGTGCAACACCCAGAGGAGTGATCCTCTGAATTCCGAAGGAGCATGCTGTTGGCAGCGAACAAACAAGTAGGCGTATCCTCAACAAGGATTCGGCCGATCGAGGAGATCTCATTCCCGACCAAACAAAAATCTTGGTCGTGGATTGGGTTCCCTCTCAACCGTTGGAATCTTAGTCAAGATATCCGCGGTTCTTATAAGTTCGCTGGGATTCAGTATACTGAGTCCGAAGGCCATCCCTTCCTTTCGTCAAAGAAGAAGGGTGTGACAGATCTGGGTGGTGAGTTTTTCACCCAGAAGAGATTTTGTACCGGAATAGGTAAGACACGTGTGTCTTACACTATCCCCGGAGTCTCTCAACTGGACTATCATGGTCCGGTTGCTGCCATTGATCCAAAGGTTACACCTTACCCCGATAATGCGTATTCCAACGATGTAGTGTTGGATGCACTAGGGGCTGAGGCTATATCTTTGGTCAAGCCTACTAACCCAGTCGCAGGACTTACTCAAGCTCTTGTTGAGATCAGGCGAGAAGGACTACCTCACCTGGCGGGCTCCCAGACATGGGAGTCCGGAGTCAAGGCCGCTAACGCGGCTGATGATTATCTCAACGTAGAATTTGGGTGGTCGCCTCTCATTAATGACATCACCGATTTTGCTGGTGGCGTCACTCACGCTCGACAGGTCATAGACCAATACAAGCGTGGGATTGGGAGACCGACTAGACGGTCCTACGACTTCCCAACAGTTCGTGAGTCGTCTGAGACCGTGATCAACGCAAATGCTCGCCCGTTCACTACGGGGAGCACTGCAATGATTACGGGATCTGGCTCTCGCGCCGGCGTGCTATATCGACATCGCGAAGTGGTGCGACGTCGGTGGTTTTCCGGTTGTTTCACTTACTTCTTCCCCGAGAAGATTCTCGGTTCGATTAAGTTAAGTGAGATGGCCATCCAGGCCCATCAATTGGGTTTGGAAGCCACTCCAGAAACTGTCTGGAATGTAGCGCCGTGGAGCTGGGCTGTGGACTGGTTCAGTAATACTGGAGATGTTATCTCCAACTGGACCGCTTTTCATGAACATGGCCTGGTTATGTACTATGGGTATATGATGGAGAGATCCATCTGTACTGATACCTATAGTCTGGTTGGCAGCCTCCTAGAAGGAGGACTTGCTTTTCCAGTTGCCGACGTATCTATGGTCACTGAGACCAAGGTCCGTCGTCAAGCTAACCCCTACGGGTTTGGCGTATCATGGGACGGGCTGAGCTCGTTCCAATCGTCAATCCTTGCTGCGATCGGGATATCCCGGTCGCGGTAGCAGTGATTGCACTGTAACCAAAACACCATTTAGGAGCATGTCTGATGTCCTTTGCCGATCCGCAGTCTGTGACCTTTGCCGCTCCGTTGGCTGGCACTGTCTCACTCCCCCGGGTAACTACCGGGAAGGGTGAGTCTCAGTACAAGTCCTCGGATGGCCTTGTGTCACTTACCGCCAAGAACCTCTATAACAAGAGGACTAGGCGGCTGCTGCGTCTCGATTACACCAAGATCGCCGCCGACGTATTCCAGCCCGAGATTAACGTCTCGAAAGGAATGGCGTGCTATATCGTATTTGACGAGCCCACGGTGGGCTTTACGAATGCGGAGAAGATCGCTATCTACGGAGGTTTCAAGGGTGCCATCACGGCATCCACGGACCTCCTCGTCTCCAAACTAGTCGGAGGCGAATCGTAGGGCAATGAGGTCAGAAACATCGACCTCACCTTACATGTAGTACTCGATCAATCTGGTGTTTACCTCGTCCTTAGTCTCTTTATTGTATTTAGGAGCATCCTTGCGCTGATTTTGGCGCGCAAGGATCGGAGATGACTACTCCGTAAGGACGTTGGCGAAGACCCACATCAGGCTAGGGAGCACCCACCCCCTACATAGAAAGGAGGGAGTGCTGAAAAGCCTGAATATGCTCTGGAATAATCTCGCCCAAGAGTTGGGCGAGAGATGCTGCACTAGCACCCACCTTGACCGAAAGACGGTCAAGGATCGGATCGAACATGAGGGTGTATCGTTTCTGACGATTACCCTCCCCCAATTCGGTAAAGACTTCGAGAGAAGTCTTGAAACCGGACGGGTTGACAGACAGGCTTTCCAAGGATTTTCATGGAAGGCTGGTCTCCCGAAGTTCTTATCGGGTTTCCTCTGTCAAGTGTTTGACCCTGGTAGTGGTTTACTCCTCAACACACCTAGTGTGGAGGCAATTCTTGCAGTCCGGCAACTCACGTTGCTGGTCGGCAAGTTGTTCCAACTCACAACAAAGGAGCGAGAACATGCCGCCATGCTGGCGTATGTTGAGTGTGAATCTGAGGTGTCACGCCAGATCGAAGTCATGCAGGGAAGTCTTGCATGGCACACCGAAAGAGCTAGTTTTGCTCGGGTGGCGAATCTGGTCGTGGGACGACTCCTGTATGCGGTTGGTCAAGCCTGTGAAAACGGCGAGATACAATCACATTGCGGTCGTAATCGATCGCGAGGAGTTCCCGACACTCTACCAAGAGTGGATCGAGAAGATGGAGGAGGTGCTCTTCAAAGGGCACTTCCTGGAGAAGCACTGGATGGTCTCACTCGAGACCAAAGAGCGCTTACCAGTTGTCTTGGTCAACAACCCGCGAGGGATGTTGCCGCAGGACAGCTACATCTAGTCCCCGCTCATGGTCCGGGAGCCACCGCTGATCGTTTAAAAGGCAACGAAAAGTGGAGGCACAACACCTGGACTGAGCGGCTCGAAGGGGTCTTCCGGAAGGAAGACTACCTAATTCCGAATCATAAGTATTATGATCGGATCGAGTCTGTTCACCTCAGTGAACCCGGGACGGAGATCCCCACGAGGGTAATCTCTGTTCCTAAGACGCAATTGACGCCTCGTATTATCGCTATCGAGCCAACTGTCATGATGTTTATGCAGAAGGCTCTTCAGCGATTTATCTACGATTGGGTCGCGAGAGATAACCTCCTCTCGGCCCTTATCGGCTTCGAGGACCAGACACCTAACCAGGTGCTGGCCCAAGAAGGCTCCCGTACTGGTGAGCTGGCAACGCTTGACCTTAGCGAAGCTTCCGATCGCGTCTCAGTTCTGCATGTAATGGACCTCTGTCGGTATACGCCCTCCGCAAGGGAGGCGTTTCTTGCAGTAAGGTCCACGAAGGCAGACGTGGATGGATTTGGGATCATTCCCTTGTCCAAATACGCGTCAATGGGTTCGGCGCTAACCTTTCCCCTGGAGGCCATGGTTTTCTTAACTATGGTCTTTATGGGGATTGAGAAAGCGCTGGGTAGGCCACTATCCCGACGTGATCTATATGATTACATCGGGAAAGTGCGTGTCTACGGAGACGACATCATTGTCCCCGTTGACTGTGCCGTTCAGGTGATCGAAACACTTGAATCCTTCGGGATGAAAGTGAATCGTAGCAAGTCTTTCTGGACTGGGAAGTTCAGAGAGTCTTGTGGTAAGGAGTATTACGATGGCGAGGACGTCAGTATAGTCCGCGTCCGTCGTATGCCCCCCGCCTCACCTGAGGACGCCCCTGAAGTCATTTCTTGGGTCTCCATGAGTAACCTGATGTTCGCATCAGGCCTCTGGAGAACCACTAAATGGCTGGACGAGTTCATGTCCGGAATCCTTCTGGATTATCCGGTGGTGACCTCAACCTCTCAGGTGCTTGGTCGACACTCATTCTGCGGGTATGAGACCGTTAGAATGGACGAGACTCTATTCAGTCCTTTGGTTAGGGGCTGGATAGAGCGGAGTGTGAAACCGAGGAATACCCTCGATGATCACTTCGCCTTGCACAAGTGGTTCTCACTGCGCGGCGATTTGCCAGTCGCCGACGAGGAACACTTGGAGCGTTCGGGACGCCCCTCCGTCGTCAGCATCAAACGGAGATGGGCCAGTCCGTTCTAGGACTGGAACCACCGAACCTTGCCGATACTCGACACGGCTTCCGTTCGGAAAGGAGGCTAAAGAATCTTTTCTTTAGTCTGGGGGCTCAACTTAAGCCCCCACTGAGAGACACCAAGAGTGTCAATCGCCTGGTCGGTTGTTACCGACTCAGGAG